GCTGATTTAATCCGCCTGGAGCTTCGCCAGTCTGTTGAGTAACGCGATCTTGGCTGTCTTGCGTAATACGATTATCGCCGCCAATAATAGGAATACCCGTATTGGGGTCTATCGTATTCTGGCCGCTTGTGTAACGGTTATTGGTCTCGTCGTAGACAAATGGCTCAGTTCTTGGCTGCTCAATAGCTGTAGGATCGGCTGGGACGATAATTGCTCGAAGCTGTTGCTGTGGCGTATCAAGGCATCGGTCACAGACAAGAACGCGAATATTCATCAGACTAGCGCCACGCCAGTCATATTGCCAGGATAATCTATTATGGTTTGTCCAAATGCCGCAGCGATCGCAAACGCCAAACGCCTGCGGGTTACTGGCAGATGTCCTCGCCCGTCCCGATTTAGAAGCGTATCCCACTTACGCCTCCTTATCTGAAATAGCTAGAGATCGTAGGCGACACATAGAAAGCAGAAGTTTCGATATTCTGCGCAACAGCAATCTGGTAGCTTTCGTCAGCAAATGGCTTCAGCATCGCCACCTTATCAGGGGCCCATATCTGAGCCAAACGGAGCGCCAAAGCATAGGCCATAGCGTCCAAAAAGTAATACGGAATATCTAATTGCTGATTACCGGCAAGATTGGCGTCCTGCAATTGTATCAGGCGGTAATACTTCAGATAAGCTTCATTACCATCTGGGACAGGCCAGATTGTAACCGTCGGATTAAGCAAGCGGTCCATCCAGAACGTCGTCGGGAAGCCTTGCTGCTGCTTATTTGGATATGACGCATATTCCGTCCTTGAGATCGGAAGGATGATACGATCAGTCGACACGCCGCCATTGACGACGGTGATATAAGTATCCAGCATCACGATCGTATTGCTATCTACAGGGTAGGTTGACTGCCCTTGAACAAGAGGCACAGTCACAAGATCAACAGCCCATGTGTTAACGCCTTCAGAGCTCCAGCGCGACAAAATCATGTTTGTCGCCATGCGAGCAGAGTCGAGATGTTCTTGCAATAAAGCAGTATTTCGGATGCCTACTAAATTAAAAGCATATAAGGTAATGCTGCCAAGATCAGGGTTGAAAGAGTAAGTGTTTGAGGTTGCCATTATGCGTCCTCGTATTTAAAGACTAAGCCATCTTTTGTATGCTTTGTTCTTCCAGAGCAACAATCATGGACGGCATATCTTGAAACATTATTTGCTATTGCTGCTTCATCTAACCCACTAAATATCTGTCCTGAATTTAAACATATAATTGTTTTTCTTCTAGCTTTATTGGCTGATTTAAATTTTTCACTGTTTAACAAAGAAGAACCAATTGCTTTTTTGTGTTCTTCGCTATGTTTCATACCTTTTCGGGCAAAACCACCGGCCGCTCCAGCTTTGGCCGCATGTTCCTTAGATTTTGGAACACCCTTCATAGTTTTGCTACGTTTAATTCGCCCCTCAATAGAAACAGGACACCCTTTTCTTTTTTCACTCCAAAGTTTTTTAGTTTCTTCAGAATGCTTTAATCCAGATACGCCTTCTCCGCCATCGCAGATATTAGCTAAATCTACAAGATCTCGCCAAAAAGAAATTCTTTCCTTTTCAAGCGAAAAGGCGTCTTGTTCGGAAAGCCCTGTAGCAACTAACCTAATTTCGTATCCCGATCCGATGCGCTCCAGCTTTAAAACAATATTGTTCCAATGCTGATTTCTGTTTTTAATAGAATAAGCGCGCTTACCATGGCCCTTACCTACGTAAAAGCATTCATCGCGATCTAATCGCCAATGCTCGTAAACGTAGAAGACCATATCGGTGCTCATTTACGTTCCTTAACCGACGAGCGAGAAATTAAGTTGGCATGTAGAGCTATTATTAGCAGGCGTTAGAACAGAAGATCCGGCATATGGGTAAATGGTAGCAATTACCGTATCGCCAACATTTGCAGTAATTAGAGTTTGCCAACTTCCAGAAGATTGACCGCCGCCAAATGTGGATGTGCCAGGAGCATATCCATATGCATAAATTCCCTTTGAATTATCATTATTAACTCGTATCTGAACATTATACAAAGTGGGTGGACTATTAGTGCTAGTAATATTTAGAGACAACGATACAATCCACTGACCAGCTCGAGGGCATGTCCAAGTATGCGTCGTGCTGTTGAACGCGCCCATCGGATCATGGCCCGGCGCTGATCCATTCGTCACAAAGTTAAGAGTTGTATCCGTATTTTGAGGCGGCGCACCCATTGAGCCCATTGTGGCCCTACAGGTGAAATCTTGCGGCTGCGTCGTTGTAATATAATAGTAAGTCGAATTAGCCGCCACAAAACACTGAAGCGTAATAGACTCAAATGGTCTTAGATAAATTGTATTATTGCTTGTATGCGTAGCAGACGACATAGATGACTGGTTAAGAAATGTCGGATTCGATGTTGCTGGGAAAGTAATTGTAATACCGGAAGTAGCATTTGTATTTTGAAGCGTGTAAACATTGCCGTCCTTATCTTGGACAGCGCCTATCATTGATAAGAAGTTAATGTTTGCGCTTGATGAAAAAGAATACGCTCTTGCATAAGAACCAGAATTAATAGGCGTCGTGCCATACCAAGAACCGCCATTCCAGATGAGCGTAACTGATGTCGCAGGCGTTAATGTAAATGCAGAACCATTAAGCGGAGAAACCGTCAAACTATACGGTTGATTGTTGCAGACTAAGATCTGTCGTCCAGCTAACGTATTTGTTGGAGCCGGAATGTTTACGGTATAACCAGAACCAGTTGGCGAAAGCTGAATAACGCCGTAGCGATCAACCGAAGTAGACGCCGTAAGCGTTACATTTCCTGTAACGTTAATCGTCGTCAAGCCGCTAATCGGGCTAACAACGTCAATTGAATATTCAGATCCAGCCGTAATCGTATTAACGCCAATCGTTCCACCGGCAGCTAGCGTTACGCTTGTTCCCGTCACAGACGTAGGATACGCAGCGCTCTGATCGACGATGGACGCCGTAAGAACGACGTTGCTCGTAGATGAATTGACGAAGGTATAAAAGTTACCAGCAGCATCTGTAATGCCGGCAGCAAGAATAGCAGCGGCAATTGTGCCGCCAGAATTTACTGAAATGTGATAGCTGGACAGCGCTGGAGTCTGCCAGCTAGGAGCAATCGTTCCATTTGATGTCAGATACTGGCCAGGCGTTCCATTTGGAATAAATGACGTCGTATCAACCGCAGATTGATATAGGATCTGAGAAGCAGCGCCGCCCTTAATTGCGTTGGCAAGATTGGCATTTGGAACGCCATAAGCCAGCGACGTTCCGTTAGAAATAGGAACAGTGCCAGATGCACCAACGGTCGCCAATCCCGTTCCGCCGTTAGCAATAGGAAGCGTTCCTGTCACGGCATTTGTATTGTCGGCAAGATTAACCGAGCCCCATGTTGGAGCGCCACCAACTGCCGTAATAAGCGAATTACCAGCAACGCCATTTGTCACAAAAGCAGTTGTGCTTGCCGCCGTCTGGTAAGGAACATTGTTAGCAACGCCGCCAGCTATATTCGTAGCAATCGCCGGATTACCATAAAGAAGAGCGGTGCCATTAGAAATCAGCGCTTGGCCGTTTGTGCCAACAGTAGAAAGATCTGTGCCGCCATTGGCGATTGGCAATATACCCGTAACAGACGCAGAGCTTGCAAGATTAACCGTGCTCCACGCGGGGGCAGCCGTTCCATTTGATTTAAGAAACTGGCCAGCTGTGCCATTAGGAATAAATGACGTAGTATTTGGTGCGCTCTGATATGGAATCTGAGAAGCAATGCCGCCCTGAAGTGTCGTAACAGGCGGCTCACCCCATGATGTAACGCCTGTTCCGTCAGTAAGAAGCGCTTGGTTTAGCGTTCCAGGCGTTACCGGGAATGTCAATGTCCAGGCGGCGGTCATAGAGTTTGACGACTGAAGCGTCAAAGACTCTGGTCCAGACGCAGTATTGGCCAGAACAATTGAACCTTGAGAAGAACTTTGCGCGCCAACAGTAAGAGTGTTTAAAACAACAGGATTAATAATCGTCGGAGCAGCATTGCAAAATGTTTTAATCTGATCTCCCGTCACGCGGACAGGACCGACGCCAACTACCTGAACATCAGGGAAAAGATCTGTTCCAGAGACGGCCGACCCTGCGGTAAGTCCACTGATTGGTAAATTGGCCATTGTTAATAACCTTCTTGTAACAGGTAGAAAATTTGATCCTCCAGCATAATGCAATAAGAAGTCGTATTCTCAAGCAAAATGCCGCCATCAAGTGGCGGTGGAGGCGGAATGACCTGCGTAACAACATACGTCAGGCCATTTGTATAAGATATTCCGTTTTCTGCGACTGCTGTCATTAGAGCGGTGTCACTGAAGCTTGAAGAAACGTCGCGGTAATTGTATCTCCAGCAGCGCCTGGAGATAAAACAACGCGAACGAATTTTGGAGAGAACAAAAAGTTACTCTGACGAGAAGTAGATGCCGTAACCATGTAAGGATCGTTAATAACAACCCATGTTATATCATTTACAGGCACAGGATTAATTGGATCGTCTGGGTCGTCAAGCGTGGACTGAACCGTATAGGTTGATGTAAAACCAGCCGACACGCTTACTTGAATAGAAATCTGACCAGGAGCCCAGTCGTCAAAGCGCACCATCGGCGTAAAAACAGTAGCTGGGATAGCTGGGACCGTAGCTGTTACACTAATCGGGCGCATTACTTCTTTCCTTTAGTATGGCCAGCTCTAGCAGCGGCAACATTATCGACCAAGTTGGGATAAGGTCTGCCAGCAGCTCTAGCTTTTGCCTTTGCTATCTTAACACCTTTTGCGCTTAATGCCTTATGTTTTGCATCCTTTGGCGCACTTTTTTCCCAGAATGCTTTGGCCATATCAGCAATCCCATTTTCTCAAGGATTTATTAATTCTACTATTCGGATCTGCCGCAGCAGCGGCGCCTGTCAGTTTCTTCTTCATGCCTGTCATCCGGGCACAGAATGAAGAACGACGAGAAGCAGATTTGTCGCTTTTAGCGGCCTGCTCTTTAGAAACTGGCGGTTTTAAATTGTGACCTTCAGCTTTAGCAGAGGCGCGGCCCTTGGCGTTCAGACCGCCTTCAGGATTTTGCCCAGCCTTGCGCGTCCATGCGGGAGACTTCGCCATAGCGTACTCATAAAGCTAGACGGAGGGAAAAACCCTCCGTCGATTTCACCACCGATAATCTTAGTAGTGAGAAGCCTTGCCCCTAGGAGTTCCAGAAGCAGCCGACGAAAGAACGCCGCCACCTGAAGCGCGAGCCTTACGAGCTTTTGCCTTACCGCCTTTTTTGAAGCCGTCTGACTTTTCTTTTGACTCAGAGACAACAGCTTTAGCAGCGCTTTTGCCTACTGGACCATCAACAACGTAACCCATGTTAACCTCCATCTATTACAGGCCAGCAGCCTGAAGATATGTGACCGTGACAATGCCTACGCCTGTGCCTGTAGCGCCAGCCGTGACTTTGATGATGCTGTCAGCTGTGCCAACATCGACCCAGTGAGCAATCGTGCCAGGCGCAAACGCATGAACGCCCGTCGTCACAGCTTCAGCAGCCGTATAATACGAAACTGATGTTGTGTCGCCAATCTGAAGCGTCGTGGCAAACGCAGCCGTCACAGCAATCTGAATGCTCAGAATCTGGCTGTAAGCGGGGATAACGATTGTTGTGGTATTAGCGGTAGCTACGTTCGTTACAGGCGCAGACTGCGCCATGACGGTGTAGCCGACGTTTTTGACGCTGCCCGGCGTCGTGCCGGTGGTGTCTAGGACATCACCTGCTTTAATGGGCCCCGTGAATGTCGTGGTAGCCATTGATTTTACTCACCTTTCTGCACAAGGGTTATCCCCGTAGTCTGTGCAGACGTCCGCTAGGCCGGTCTGCGGGGATGGGTTGCCTAGGTTATCAGACGCTTCATGCTTATCTAAATAGGCAATTGCGGCTAATAAAGTTTGTTTGTTCTCTTTAAGTTTACCAATTGCTTGATTGCAATCGGTGCAAAGCAGTTCTCTAATCTTACCACTTTTATGATTATGATCTACTGCTAATGCTTTGACTTTACCACTACGCATTTGTGTTTCAGGTTGATTGCAAATGGCGCACTTACCATTTTGCCTATCGTGCATTTTTTCATATTGCTCTAATGAAAGACCAAAACTTTCACGAAGCGCTCTGGCTTTTTGAGCAGATGGGGTAAGTTTTCGATAAGCATTTTGATAAGCCTGTCGGCCTTCTCGCGTCTTATGATCAAACTCACCCGCAAGACCGTTAAAAAGAGTTAGGTTTTCAAAACGGCAATCATTTTTATCGCCGTTCTTAAATCGCACCCTTCGTTCCGGCCATTCTCCGATCATGTAAAACCAAGCAAGTCTGGATACCGTTATTTCTTCGTTATCAATACGAATAAAACGGTAGCCAACCTTTCCGTATTTTGTCCCGGCTTCTTTTCCAATCAGCCGGTTATTTCCGGAATTAATCCTCCAAACAAACACGCCAGTTGCCGGATTGTAATCCAATGCTTCCCTGACACGATTATGAGAAAGACTAGGCGTTTTAGTTTTACCCTTCATAATTCCCTCCTCCGATTAATGGATAACGAACCATAAACCGGAGGAAAGACGTTGTCAAATTAGAAGGTTCTTTGTAGCTTAACTTGCTGATTTATCAAGCAGTTGGGAAGCTACCAAAGATACTCCTCCAATTGTAGTACCCAAAACTGTAGCGCTCATAGCCCTTCACCAAAAGATTATCGGTCACAAAATCTACCTGCATATCGGTCTCAAACTTGACGCGCTCCATGTAGGACAGACCGTCAATGTTCGTCAGCAGGAACCATGCATATGGTGACGTCAAGAAGTCGTTGACCATATAGCCTTCTGGCAGACCGCCAGCCGTCATCATGATGGCATTGACGTCGTTGTCTGCTGTGCCTGGGCGCAGTTCTGTCTTGAGAAGACGAATAGCAACAGGCTCAAGCTGTGGCGGAACAACAAGACGGCGACCACGAGCGAACACTTTCAGACCAGCCTGGTCTTTAAAGTTCGTGCGGACAGCAATCATTGAGTTCAGCAACGTCGCTTCGTTCAAGTCAACCTGAACAGTAGGCTGGTTCGCTACAACGCCGCCATCGATAGGATGGTTGGGCGAGCAGAGAGCCTGACCGTCGCCGCCGATCGACTGATTATACGTCTGCGCCGTGTTCAACACGTTCGCACCGTAAATCTCTTTCGTCTGCTGGAAAGACTCAATCAGGCCAAGGTTAGAAGGCATGAACTGTGTCTTATACAGGTTGTCGTCGATAGCTTTACGCGTGATCGCATAACCCAGAGCAATTTCAACGTGCTCTTGGTTGTAGATGAAGCGTTCGCCAGCACCGTTGTCGAAAGCGGTCTGGCCGCCTTCAGTCTTCAACTGGGCAAGACCCAAGAAGCGCATTTCCGCAGTGCGCTCAAGCGCCATTTTGGAATCATGCTTCGTGAAGATCTTATCGTATTGAGATGGGATCATCTCATACTTGCCTTCAACCCCACGGAGACCCGGGAGGAGAAGGTCTTTAATGGCAGAGAGATTAACAGCCATAGTCCTTTACTCCTTAGTTAACCGCGCGGGTCCATTCGTTGTTGAACTGAACAACCGCATAGTTATACGGCTGGCCGTTCTGCAACGTGCCTTGTGAGCCTGGAGGGGCGACGATAAGATCAACAACTTTGAATGGCTCGTTAGCCACGCCAAGCGTCGTTGAATCAATGAAAGCGGTAGAAATACCGTTTGCGGTATTACCAGCGCCAGCTACGAAGCCAACTGTCTGACCGATAGCAGCCTGACCAAGGCCAGTTGAATCTGTCTGAGCCACGAACTTAGCGTTCGGGTCATTGACGATGTAACCTTCGACGTAGTTGCCAGAAGCAACGTCGCTGCCTGGCCAATAGTTCGACCATACAGTGCGCTTTTGCGATACCGAAAGGTATTTGCAGCCAATGAAGACACCAGCAATCTGACCAGGCGATACCGTGCCAGAAGATGGGGCTACAATAATCGTGCCGTCAGCAGGTGATTTCCAAGCGATAGGATCGCCATAGAAGATAGCGGTAGCATTATACTGGATCAGGACTGCGATCTGCTCATATGTCGGAGCAGAGCCGTTACCAGCTCTCTGATCAAATCCAAAGGGGCTTTGAGTGTTAGCCACGATGGTTTCTCCTTTTTACAGGAAATTCCTTCGTTGCACACCGGGGCAACTATGGAACAAGGGAATGTTCACGCCTCGCGCCGAGGAGGCCAGCCAATCTTGTTGGTTGTGGCAAATATATTATTAATTGGAAACAAAAGCAAATTTACTTGACTAACATTGCTCCATTTGATTTGATCAAAAAAAACAATGGAGTGACATGTGCCGATTAAATCTTCCGGAAACCCAGACTTAATTAGATTAAGACAATACCTTGATTACAATCAAGAAACAGGCGTATTTACTTGGAAAATAACAAAAAACTGGCAAGCAAAAGCAGGAGTTGCAGCAGGATCAGTTCATAATTGCGGATATTTACAGATAGGATTTGAAGGTAAATTATATTTATCTCACAGACTTGCATGGTTTATGTATTACGGAGAATTAAATGAGTTAGATCAAATTGACCATGAAAATAAAATAAGAAGCGATAATAGAATTTGTAATTTAAGAAAAGCAACTCACGAAGAAAATTGCAGAAATTCAAAAGTAAGGTCACACAATATAAGCGGTCTTAAAGGTGTAAAATACGATAAAAGACGAAATACATATGGGGCTAGAATAGTAATTGATAAAAAAACAACATGGCTTGGAGCATTTGATACAGCCGAAGAGGCCCATGCAGCTTATTGCGAGGCGGCAAAAAAACTGCATGGTAGTTTTTTAAGTTTTACCTAATTGTTTAGTCTGGAATTGGCATACTTTGATAGCTTTTTTTAATGTCTGGCTTAACGCGATCCATCGTGCCATCAGGCGTTCCAGCAAGCTGTGCTTCCTTATGGCGAACTTGTTGGCGAGCCTTTATTTGTTCAGCCTGCTTACGCTCAAAGTAAATTTCTTGAGGTATTTCCATAAGGATTTGGCCCTTACGGGAAATAATTGCACTATCTGTCGCATGAGGCATCATAGCCGGATGGCGTGACGTAGGCACAGGCGTCCAGCCAGAACGTGCAAGAGCTACCTGGTAAGCAGGATCTTCTGCGCCATAAATGGTGTGTCGCTTCCACTCGTAATACCAGCCATCTGGGATGACAGACGGGTCAATATAAAACTCGTCAGTGCCATCAACAATTTCACCTTCAAGGTGTCCACGAAGTTCAGCGGCACGCTGTTTAGCGCGTGCAGCGGAATCGTCTTCACGCATAGGTGGACGAATTGACGGAGCTGCTGGAGCAGAAGCATTGATAGCTTCAATCATTTCATCTGCATCGTCTCTGACAACAGCCTCTAATGCCTTTTTAGAAAACATACCGCCTCTGCGGCCGCGTGTTGGGGGTGTATTTGATTCCATGTCTCAATATCCTTTAATGGCCGTAGCGGCCTTCTTTGATTAATAAAGCTTTGTTCTTGGCATACTCTTCAGGCGTGAAACCTAAAGCTCTAGCAGTGTCGGCCTCATCGCGTGAAAGCCTCATTGTATTAGGACGAGACGTTGCGCGAGAAACTGGAGCTGGAGGTGGCTGAGTTGAGCGCTTTTGAGCAGGAGCCGAAGCAGAAGACATTGGATTTTCTGCGCTTTCTTCTGAAACCGTCTCGTTGACTTTATTACTGATACCTAAACGCCCCTCAATAAATGAAAAGTATTCAGGTGTATCCACTCGGATACCATCATCAACCGCATCCTCATGAGCACGTATCATTTTTCTGACGTCACGCTCGTTGCGGATGTTGTCTCTGTTGCGATCAAGCCATTCAGCAGAAGCTCTTGACGTCTGTCCGACATTTTCGATCATCTGATCAACGATGCTGCCACGCGGTTGAAGAGGCTGAATAGGCTGTTTAGCCTGCTCTTCCGCCTCCTTCATCTGGCGCTTCATGGCCTTCTTGCCGTCTTTCAAGCGTTCCAGTTGTCCGTTGTTGACGGAAATAGCAGAAACGATCTCTGCGGCCTTTGTGGTATCGCCAACGCTTAAAGCTTCTGCATAAGCCGTCTCAAGAGCCTTGGCACGCTCCTTAACTGTCTCAATTGCGTTCACAACAAGCTGGTATTGAGACTCAGATTTGTCTGTATTGGCTTTTGCGGCACGTTCATGAGCCTCTCGCGCAAGCCTTTCAGCTTCACGACGGGCTTGCTTCTCGTCTTCAAGGCGTTTCTTTAGCTCTTGAATACCCTGATCAGGAGAAACTTCGGTAATTTCTTGCTTTTTAGCCTCAACTTCTGGCTTATCGTCCTCAATTTCTACTTTTGGCTCGTTAGATTCAGCCTTTTCAACTGTTTCTAACACAATCTCAATGCTGTCTTCCTGGTTCTCTGGTTCATCAGACATATAAATCTCCTTACCACATGATATCTGGGTTCGGGACGCGAGCTTTTACCTGCGTATCCGACAACATTCGGCATAAAGAGCCATTAACCGTGACGCTCCAGCCGTCTGATGGCCTAAACACAACCCAGTCTCCTACCGCAAAGCTGGAATTGTTAAACCAAACACCCGTATCGTCTTGGAAAGCAGTTGGACCCATGCCAACAATCAATCCAATCTTAGACTGAAAACGATCTTCGTCACGATACTTATCGCTCAGATACAAACCGCTCTTGGTTTTCTCAGGGCGAATATAAACCGCAACAAGAAGCTGATTGTTAAATATCTCAATGTTTGAGATGTCACCCAAATCTTCTATCAGCTTTTGCTTTGGATCTACGTCATGGCTCATTTCTAGTTGTTTCATATTACCCTTCCTCGTTAACGATACTTCTCGGCGCATATCTTGTCGGCCTCGCCAAGATATTCTTTTGCCTGCGCAAGACCTGCAATCCTGCCAGCTAAATGTTTGTATTCTTCTATGCGTTCAAGCCTACCAAGAGCCATCTGCTCAACTAACCTCTCAATCTCAATATTAATAAGATGCTCGAGTTCGCGTATATAGACC